GGCATCGAGCTCCTCATGGGCCGCCCGGCGGCGAAGGCGGCCGCATGAGCCTTCAGCTCCGCGACCGCAAGCCCATGCAGCGCGCCGTCACGCCGACGACGGTGCAGACGCTCATCTTCGACGCGAAGAAATTCTCGGCCTCGAAGGCGAAGGCCTGGGCGAAGGCGCACGGGTTTCGGTTCTCGAGCGTCGACGAGACGGCCGACTCGGTCCGGCTCCGCCAGCACAACCCCGAGGACTTCAAGCCCGGGAGCTTCCGCACGATTGAGCTCACGAACGGCGTCAGCGCCGTGATCGGCAAGATGAAGACCGGAGCCGCGAAGGCGCGGGCGATGGCGCATGGGCACATGCTCGGCGCGCCGATCGGCTTTGGCGATGAGGCTCTTGTCGAGCGTCCTTCGCCTGGCGCCGCGCCGACCGCGTTCCGCATCTGGAAGGCCGGCGTCAACATGAGCGACGACGGGCCGGACATTTTCACCGAGCGATCCGCGCAGCTCATCATGGCCGAGCAGGCCCAACGCGGGAACCTCTACTCGATCGACTTCGACCATCTGTCGCTTCGGGACAACCGCCCCGCCGAAGCCGGACGCGCCGCGGGCTGGCACCGTCTCGAGGTCCGCCGCGACGCGGGCGGCGAGGCCGAGCTCTGGCTGACTAATGCCGACTGGTGCGCCGACGCGAAGGCCGGGCTCGAGGAAACCCCCCCCCGTTGGCGGTACTTCTCGCCGGCGTTCGATGTCGACCCCGACACGCACGAGATCGTCTCGTACGTGAACACCGCACTCTGTATCAACCCGGCGACTTGGCACAACGTCCAGCTCGCCACACGAACCACGAACAACACCGGAGAAATCCAAATGAGCCTGAGCAAGGCAGAGACCCAGAAGCTCGCCTCCCTCCGCGCGTGTCACGCGATGATGGCAGACGATGGCGCTTCCGCCGAGCACAAGGCCGCGGCGGAGACGATGTACAAGATCCACGGGGGCGGCGAGGAGCACAAGCGACTCGAAGAGGCCGAGAAGATGGACGAGGCGGAGACCCGTACGGCGGGCACGCGCGAGGCCGACGAGACGCGCGCCGCAGATGCGCCGCCCGACAGCGACGCGGATCCGGACAGCGATCCTGTCCCGATGTCGCGTTCCCCCGAGGCGAAGAAGCGGACGGCGAGCGCCGACCCGCCGTTCGTCACGGCGACGCGCACCCGCGCCGCCGAGGCTGTCGTCGTCGTGCAGAAGGATCCCGTGCTCGAGCAGCTCGCGACGCTCTCGCGGAAGGTCGAGAGCATGGAGAAGGCGGATCGCGTGCGCGCGGTCCGCAAGCAGCTCTCCCGCACGGCGCTCGCCGACAAGGAGCGCGAGGACCTCGCGCACCGGCTCGTCTCGGCCAACCTCGAAGACGCAGCCATCAGCACGATCGTCAACGGCCTGCCCCGCGCGACGGTGACGCGAACGGCGCCCGCGCCGACGCGCGGCGAACGCCAAGGCATGCCGCCCAGCCCCGAAGAGGCCAGCGGCCTCGACCGCGAGGTCATGGCGCGCGCGAAGACGGACGTCGAGAAGGCGCTGCGCCTCTCGAAGTCGGGCGGGCCGGTCGGCTTCGCCGAACCCGTCAACGGGCGGCGCGTGTTCCACACGCGTGCCCCCTCTGAGTTCCGCCGCGCCAACGCGGTGGCCAACAAGCCCGCCGTCAGCGGCGGAGAAGGGACGCGCTGACCATGGGCGCTCTGTCTGCTGCATTCACGCCGAGCCCGTCGGAAATCGAGATCGACGAAGTCACGATCCCGATGGCCGCGAGCGCGGTCATCTACCCGGGCGGGATGGTCTCGATCGATTCGGCGGGTCACGCCATCGACGCGAGCGACACCGCCTCAACCAAGTTCGTCGGCAAGGCTCGCTTCGTCGGGTCGAAGCTCGACAACACGGGTGGCAACGCCGGTGACCTCTCGGTGACCGTCCGCCTGTCGCGCCGATACAAGGGCTACATCTGGGACAACTACGCGACTGCGCCGCTCGTGCAGGCGAGCCTGTTCGCCACGGCCTACGTGCAGGACGACCACACGGTCGCCGTGTCCTCGGGCCAAAGCATCTCCGCGGGGACCTTCTTCGGTTTCCCCATCGACAACACCGGAACCGCGATCACCACGAAGGCCATCGTGGTCGGGACGCTCTGAGGGCCCAGCCATGGACTTCACGATCGAACACGTACTCACCTTCGAAGACACGCTCGCGAAGCTCGTCAACAACGACTACGCGATCGCCCTCGGCAACGCCTGGTGGGATCGGCTCATGACCGAGCGTCCCATCGGGGGTCGTCAGGAAACGTGGGAGTTCCTTCTCACGAACGCCGACATTCACCTGCTCCCCGAAGGGCAGATGATCTACGACGAGCTCGTCAAGCAGTTCTTGGTTCTGAAGAGCCAGAAGCGCGGCACCGGGCTCAAGATCAAGCGCGACGACTGGCTCGACGACAAGCTCGATCCGGTCGCCGACTGGGCCGGGCAGGCCGGCGCCGCCATGGCGCTCGCCCCGCAGTATCAGGCCGTCGACCTGCTCAAGGCAGGCGAGACGGGCAAGGCCTACGACGGCAAGGCGTTCTTCGCGACCGACCACCCCACCAACCCGGGCGACGCGGGCGCGGGCACGTACAGCAACCTGCTGAGCCCCTTCCCGCTCGCGGATCCCATCACGGGTCACGCGAACTTGGCGAGCCTCAACGAGGCGAAGGCCAAGATGCGCTCCTACAGCATGCCCAACGGGCGCAACCGCAACCTCGTGCCGAGCGCCATCGTGTGCGCTCCGCGCAACGAGATGGCGGCGCTCGAGGCTGCGCAGGCGCGCTACCTCACGGCAACCGAGAACGTCTTCGCCGAAGGCTTCGGCGGCAAGATCAACGGCAAGATCAACAACGGTCTCGACGTGATCGTGGTCAACGAACTCGAGAACGCCTCGGACCCGGACTCCTGGTACCTCGTCGCGTCGAACAACGGATCGGGCCTGCTCCCGTTCGTCTACGGCCTGCGAGAGGCCTACTTCATGACGAGCTACACCGGCGCAACGCAGGTGACGCTCGCCCGCGCGGATGAGCTCGAGTGGATCATCCGCGGCAGGAACGTCGCCATCTACGGGCACCCGTACTCGATGATCAAGGTGAAATCAGCGTAAGCCACCAAAAGGTCTCGACGAGCGGGCCCCTGCACAACCCTCCGACCCTGCGTTCGTCGACACCTCATCGCCCCGGAGGCCGAAAGGCCCCGGGGCTTTGAGGTCAGGAGCACCCGAGTGAGCGCGGCAAATCTCGACATCGACATCGCCTACCTGAAGCTGACCGGCATCATGCCGGCAGGCGATATCGATCTGCTCGAGTCGCAGGCGCCGGGGTGTGTCGACGCGATCGCGAAGGACGTCACCGCGCAGTTCTCCTCGATGCTGCGCAAGCGGTACTCGTCGATTCCGTATCCTCCCCCGTTCGAGCTCAAGTCGTACGCGTCGCATGTCGTTGTCTATCGGCTCTTCCTCCGGCGCGGCTTCAATCCGAAGAGCGAGCAGGACCAGCTCATCAAGTCGAGTTACGACGACGCGATTAGGTGGCTGCGCGAGGCGTCCGATCCGAAGGGCGGACTGGTCGTGATCGGCATGCCTGCGGATCAGACCGAGGATGCCGTCAACGTCGGCGCGCCGCTCGCGTACGGCGAGGCTTCCCCGTACACCTGGATGGACAAGCAGGCTGAGATCCTGCGGCAGGGGGGCCAGTGAACGCCGCGCACGACACGGCGCGATGGGCGGACCGGCTTGCCGTCGTGGCGACGATTCCGGAGCGCCTTGGTGCGCGCGCCCTCCCGCTCGTCGAGGAAGCGATCGCCGCTCAGATTTCCAGTCAACAGGGGCCGGACGGCGCGCCGTGGGCCGCGACGAGCGACGGGCATCCGGCCCTTCAAAACGCCATGGGCGACCTGACGTCGGTGGCGCAGCCCGACGGATTCGATCTCGTTCTTGGGACCCCGAGCGCGTACCACGACCAGGGCCGCGGCCACGCCCCGCGTCGGCAGATTTTGCCGGACGGCAGCAAGGTCCCGCCCGCGTACGCCGCGGCCATCGACCTCGCGTTCGCGCTCTTGCTCGAGGAGGCCGGCTGATGGGCATCCGCACGGTCATCGAGCAGATCAAGAGCTTTCTGCACAACGACGTGAAGGTCTGGGACCCGAACGCCGGGCCGCCGACACAGGTTGTCGATCTCGCCAATGCGGTGCGCGTCGCCTTCCTCGCGCACATCGCGGACGTGACGGCGCTCGTGCATCTGCACGCAGACGCAACGAGCGGTCTCGCCATCCCGGCCGCATGCACGGACCTGCCGACGGCGATCGCGCTCCTGAACGCGCTCCGCACGGGCTACGAGGCGCACCGCGTTCTCGTCGGCTCGGGCCCCGCGCAGGTGCATCTCGCCGCGGACACGACGGACGTCATCGTCGCGCCGGCCGCGACCGATCAGCAGTCGGCAGGCCTGCTCGCGAACGACCTCAAGACAGTGCTGAACGCCCACGAGGCGAACCTCGTTGCCCACACGGTGGCCGATGGGACGAACGCGGTCACGCAGGCGTACGCGGACCCTGGGGCGTACGTGTTCCCGTTCGCCGGGACGGTGGTCGAGTACGGGCGCAAAGCGATCACGCGACAGAACAACCAGGGCACCGGCCAAGCGAATCGCGTCGTCCTCTGCCCGCCGCAGGGACGCCCCGGCACGTACGATCGCGTCTTCGCTCGCAACCCCGGCCAGCCTTCGGGCGGTGGCATCCATGCAACGGGCGTCGGCCGGCCGACTGGCACGATCGAATACCCCTACGAAGTCCACTGCTGGGCCTTCGACGGCTCCGCGCCGAACGACGAACTCGCGCAGGACGACGCCGCGCTGACGCTCGCCAACCACGTCGCCATCGCCATTCGGCAGGGCGCGACGGGCGGCGTCGGCTCCTTCGTGCTCGCGCACGGCGGGTTCACGACGGTTCCTGTGGAGCTCAGGTTCGGGTCCGAGTGGACCTTCGACTACGTGGTTCAGATTTCCATCAAGGACATGACTCACCCGGCAGCTTTCACGAGCACGACCATCGCGATCAAGGAGATCAAGCTCCCGAACACCGTGATGGACGAGATCGACGCCACGATCCCGACCCCCCCCTAAAGGAGCACGCACGCGATGCAACCGAACGTCAACCTTCCGATCCTCGATGGCGGCCTGGGCATCTTGCCGCCGTCTCAGGGCGACATCCTCGCCGTGGTCGGCGCGGTGCCCTCGGGTCCGATCGCGACACCGGCAACGTTCGCGCGCGTGTCCGACCTGCAAGCTCGGCACACGTCGGGTCCGCTGGTCGAGGCCGCCGCGCTCGACGTCGTGCTGACCGGTAAGCCTGTCGTCGTCGTCGGGACGGGTGCGAGCACGGCGGCGGTCATCGGGGCGGTGACCAAGACGGGGACTGGGACGTTCGATCCGATTGTCGATACGGCCACGGTGCCCGACGACGATTACGACGCCTACATCGCTTTCGTCGCGGGGACGACGGCCATTGGCACGGCCGGCGCGACGTACCAGACGAGCCTGGACAACGGGATCACGCTCTCGGCGGTGGCGGCGCTCGGCACGGCCACGTCGATCACGATCCCGACGCCTTCGGGGCTCGTCAAGCTGAACCTCGAGCCCTCCGAGTCCGACATCGTGGCGCTCTCGAACGAGCTTCGGACGAAGTTCCTCGCGCACATCATCTTCGCCGACCTCGCCGCCAAGATGACGGGCACGGTCGACTTGTCGGGGATCACGCTCTCGACCTTGAACGGGCAGACGTTCCTCGTGACGAGCAACGTCGGCGGGCCCGACTCGGTGACGTTCACCACGCCGTCGAGCATCGCGGACATCGCGGTTCAGATCAACGCGGTGACGACGGGCGACTCGACGGCATCCATCGTCGGCAACCATCTCGTCATGACGGGAGGCGGGACGTCGCTCGGCACGACGAGCACCCTCCTGCTCGGGAGCGGCACCGCGAACGCGACGCTCGGCTTCACGAACGGCCAGACGGCGACCGGAACGAACGAGCCTCACAAGCACGCGGACACGACGAGCGACGACGGCGTGACGGCCGCGTCCACGGATCTCGCCACGGCCATCCTGCTCCTGAACTCCATCAAGGCGGGGTACGCTGCACACCGCGTGCTCGCCGGCGCGGGTCCGTCGCAGATCCATCTGGCGGCTGACTCGACGAACATCGTGACGGCGGCCGACGCGACCGACGGGTTCACGGCACGCACGCTCGCGACTGACCTCAAGGCGAAGCTCAACGCGCACGAGGCGCTCATGTCGTCGCACACGATCGCCGATGTGGTGAACGTCGTCGCGGACACGGTGGGTGCTGGGACGATCGACGCCGGAGACGTCGTGACCTTCCGGCTCACGGCCGCGAAGTGGAACACGACGGAGCTCGGCGCCGCGCTGACGGCGCTCAAGAACACCGGCCAGACCTGGGACGTCGCGCTCATCGTGGGCGCCGCTGACACGGCCGCGCTCGAGGCGGTCGACACGTGGCTCGCCGGGATGGCGGCAAAGAACAAGTTCAAGCGCGCCGTCATGGCCACGCGCATCCCGAACGTGGGCGAGGACGAGGCGACCTACCTGGCGGCGATGACGAGCCAGTGGTCCGCCGAAGCGAGCAAGTGGATCAACCTCTGCTCGGGCTCTGCGAAGACGACCTCGGGCATCTCGTCGCGCAGCTACAAGCGGCCCACGTCGTGGCGAACGGCGTGCCACGAGATCACGGTCGACCCCGGGCAGGACCTCGCGGCGGTCGCGCTCGGCCCGCTCTCGAGCGTCAAGATCGTGGACGCGAACGGCAACCCGGAGGACCATGACGAGACGGTCTTCCCGGGGCTCGACGACCAGCGCTTCACGGTCTTCCGATCGTTCGAGGGGCGCCCCGGCGTCTTCGTCAACAACGGCCGCATCTTCGCGCCGGTCGGAAGCGATTTCATCTTCGTCCAGTACCGCCGGATCATGAACCTGGGCGCGCGCGCCCTCGTCTCCTATCTCGAGAATCGGCTCTCCGCCGAGGTCGGGATCAACCCGCAGACGGGCTTCATCGCCGAGTCGAGCGCGGCGGAGATCGAGGCAGGCGGCACGAAGGCGATGGCGGACGTGCTCCTGCCCTTCAAGCGCGCGAGCAACGTCTCATTCGTCCTCTCGCGGACCGACAACATCCTGTCCACGTTCACGTTGACGGGCGAGGCCCGCATCGTACCGAACGGCTACGTCAAGTTCTTCTCGGTGCCGATCGGCTTCAACAACCCCGCGCTCCGCACGTTCGCGGCGGCTGCGTAAGGAGCGGAGCATGTCTGTCGACCCGGTTTCCATCAACGGCAACGAGTTCGACTGGGGTTCGATCCTGGTCACGCTCAACGGCGACCCCATCAACGGGGTGGCGGCGCTCAAGTACAGCGACAAGCTCGAGCGCCAGAAGAGCTACGGCCTCGGCAAGGCGCACAAGCCGCGCGGCCGGACCCGCGGCAAGTACGCCGCCGAGGGCTCGATCACCTTCTGGGTGTCGACCGCGGAGAGCTTCCGCCAGCGCCTCAACAAGCTGTCGAGCGGCAAGGGCTTCGGCTCGGTCACGTTTCAGCTCGTCGTCCAGTACGTCGAAGATGGCCAGACGACCATCACGATCGAGCTCGTCGACTGCCGCGTGGCCGGCGACGACGGGAGCGCGGAGGAGAACCCCGATCCGCTCAAGGAGGAGTTCCCGCTCGACATCATGAGCCTGCGCCGCAACGGCATCACGCTCTACGACTCGACCGGTGAGGGCATCGGCGCCGCGGCGCTCGCTGCGCTGTCCGGGATCGTCGGAGGCATCTGACCATGGAGGCCAACGGAGCCATGAGCACTCAAGACGTCGACGACGCGGAGCTCGCGGCGCTCGAGAAGCAGATCGCCGAAGAGCAGGAGAAGACCGCCGCGCTCCAGGCGAAGCGCTATCCGAGCAAGGTCGAAGAGATGAAGGCGGCGCTCGCCGTGGCCAAGCGCGAGCGCGAGCACGCGGAGGTCGTGGCCGACCTCGAAGGCAAGCACGGCAAGCTCAACGACAAGATCGCGAGCTTCGAGACGCCCGACGGGCTGCTCGTGGTGCGCGGTCCGACCATGCTCGAGTGGAAGCGGTATTCCACGAAGAGCAGCGGTAAGGGCGGCGCGCAGTTCGAGGACCAGGACGAGCTCGTTCGCGCCGTGCTGCTGCATCCGGAGCGCGCCGAGTACCAGCGCCAGCGCGACGCTCGCCCCGGCATCGTCGGGACGCTCGTGCAACTCGCGATGAAGCTCTCGGGGCTTCGGATTCATGACCTGGAGGGAAAATAAGGGAGCTCCAGGGCAAGAATCGACACGACGTCGGGAGCGCGGCCGACTGCCTGTTAGCGCTCCTCGCGCCGGTCGATCTGGGGCTCGACGAACAAGGCGACTGGCAGTGGGAGCAGGAGGCGAAGCGGACCGCGGCCGCTGCGCTCATCGCGGAGTTCATGGTGACGCAGATCCGGAAGGCTCGAAAGGGAGATGGCTGACGAATCCAGTACCTACTCCCTGCGATGGGAGGGCGACTTCGCCGAGAAGGCTCGCGAGTCCGCCGACGCGGGCCAAGCGCTCGCGCGGGTCATGGAGCGTTTGCAGCGGCTCTCGACCGCTGCGGCGACTCCGCGCGCGCCCGTCATGCCGAAGATCCCCGACCCTGCGCCGCGACCGCTCGCGCCCGGTGCCCGCTCTGGAGCACTGAACCTGCGCGCGCTGTCGCGTGCGCTTCGGATGTCCGGAGGCGAGGCAGGGGCGTTCCTTGGTCGCGGGACGATGCTCGTGAACATCTTCTCGCGCCTCGCCGCTTCTCCGGTCGGCGTCGCGATTGCACTCGGTGTGCTCGCCCTCGCGCTCGTCGCTGCGACCGTGGCACTCGCCAGCTTCGCGCTCTCGAGCTCGGACGCCGCCCGTAGCCAACGGCTCCTCGCCGAGGCATCGACGGGGAGCGCGCACGGGGCGGAGATCCTCACGGCGAACGCGCGCGAGTTCGCGGCATCAACCGGCATGGGTCTCGAGGCGGCGAGCAAGCTCGGCAACAAGCTCGCGCAGGCCGGGCTCGCCGGTCGTGACCTCGCCAACGCCATGCAGTCGGCCGCCATCGCCTCGAGCACGCTCGGCGACGAGGCCGGCAACAAGCTGACGGCGATCGCCGAGCAGGTGGCCAAGCTGCGCTCGGCCGGTGCGACAGGCGGCCTCGCGCTGTCCGATGCGATGCTGAGCGGCTCCGGCGTCAAGCTCAACGATGTCGCGTGGGCCCTCGCCAACCGCGTAGGCACGAGCGTGCAGAAGGCGACGGCTGCGCTCCAGGCCGGCAAGGTCGACATGACCACCGCGCTCGACGCGCTCAATTCCGCCGTCGAGAAGAAGCTCGGGCGCATCGCCCGGCTCCAGGCGCTCGCCCTACCCAAGCAGTTCGAGCGCTTCAAGGCGAACGTGCACGACCTGTTCGCCGGCTCGAACATCGAGCCGTTCTTGAACGCGCTGAAGGACGTGCTCTCGGTCTTCGACTCGACGACGATCACGGGCCGGGCGCTGAAGGCCGCGATCACGGGCCTGTCGCAACCGCTCATCGACGCGGCGAGCGCGGGCGGACCGATCTTCAAGGCCTTCCTGCAAGGCATGGTGATCGCGCTCTTGCAGATTTCGATCATCCTTTTGAAGGTCCGCAACTACCTGCGTGACGCCTTCGGGGGTGAGCTCGGCGGGATCGACGGCATGACCGCGGCGCTCCTCGCCGGCAAGGTCGTCCTGTACAGCATCGCCGCCGGTTTCGCGCTCGTCGCCGTTGGCGTCGCCCTCGTCGTGGGCCCGCTCGTCCTCTTCGTGCTGGCGATCAAGGCGGCTTACGATTTCATCGCCAACCTCGACTTCGGAGAGATCGGGTCGAACCTGGTCGACGGTTTCGTATCGGCCATCCTCGGCGGCGTCGGCGCCGTGACCGACGCGGTGACGAATCTGGCCACGGGAGCACGCGACACGCTGAAGCGCGTCCTCGGCATCCACTCGCCGTCACTCGTCTTCGCGCAGCTCGGCATGCAGACCGCCGAGGGTTTCGCGCGGGGCGTCGACGAAGGGGCCGGTGGCGCACGCGGCTCGGTCGCCGACATGGTGGGGAGCCCGAAGGCTGAGACTCGCGCTGGCGGCGCTGCGGGGCCACGCGTGCTCTGGACTGGCAACATCGTCATCCAGGCGCGCGATGCTCAGGAGATCAACTCCGACGGCTTCATGACCCGGCTCGTCCGCGAGCTCGAGAAGTCCGTGCTCCTGTCCGGCGCGAGCATGCCTGTCCCGGAGGGCACGTGACGATCGTCAACCCGTGGACCAACGCGGACGCGTGGGACGTCGTAATCGTCGCCGGCGTGGCCTACGGCGACGAGCTTCCAGGCTACGCGGTGGTCTCGGGCGCGGGCATCCCGAACAAGCTCGACATCCGCAACGGTCAGGGCCAGACGGGCGCGACCGTCGCGTTCACGGGTGGCGAGGTCTCCGAGTTCAAGATCACCTGCCACCTCATCGACGACCCGGACGCCGACAACTTCGACGAGTTTCGTCAGGTCCTCGTCCGCGGCAAGGCGCTGCCGATCGAGCACCCCGCGCTCGCCTACCTTGGCATCACGCAGATGATGGTCAAGAAGGAGGGCCAGCTCGAGGAGGACGGCGACACGGGCCGCATGAAGGCCGTTATCGACTGCGTGCAATACCTGAAGCCGACGCCGGCGCTCATCGTGCCAAAGGCCGCGTTCGTCACGAACCTCGCCGCGCCGCAGACGGCCGCCGAACAGCAGCTAAATCGCCTGTTGGCGCAGCAGCAGGAGCTCGCCAAGTGACCTTCGCAACCCTGAACGGCCAGCGCGTGATCGCGGCGCACGTCCACGTCCCGGGCTTCGGCGCCTGGGTCGCAGACGTCGCCCTCGACGACCAAGCGGCCGCGCCACCGACGGATCAGGTCACGCTCGTCATCGGCGACCTGACGTTGACGGGCACGGTGCTGCCGGCGGCGTCGGGCACGTTCAACCAGAAGGGCTGGTATCGCATCATCGCGGGCGCGGGGCGCTGGTCGACGATCCTGCCGTCGAAGGGCTACCACAACGACGCGGGCATGAAGGCGAGCCTCGTCATCAACGACGTGGCGCGCGAGGCCGGCGAGACGATCGGGACGTTCACGGACGCGACGCTGCAAGGCGTGGACTTCGTGCGGCAAGCGGGCCCGGCGTCGCGCATCTTCGTCGAGGCGCTCGGCAGCGGGATCAACTGGTGGGTGGACTACGCCGGGACGACGCAAGTCGGCATGCGGTCGACGAGCACGCCGGCGGCGGGCGCGGACTACGACCTGATCGAGTACCACCCGGACTCGCGCATCGCGGTGTTCGCGACCGAGACGCCGTCGGTGCTGACGATCGGCGCCATGATCACGAACCCACGCCTCGTCGCGCCGGTGACGATCCGCGAGCTCGACATCAGCCTCACGGCCACGTCGCTCCGCGTGAGCGCATGGGTCGATGAAGCGGGGCAAGTCGGGCCGTTCGACACGCGAATCCTGAGGGCGCTGCGCGCGCTCGTGCGCGAGACGTTTCCGATGGTCGACTACCTCGCGCCGGCCCGGTACCGCGTGATCTCGATGGACAACGGCCGCGCGAACTTGCAGGCCGTCAACCCGCTTCGGGGCATGCCGGACACGACGCTGGTGCGGCTCGCGCCGGGCATGGCGGGGGAGACCGCGGAGCTCACGCCGGGCAGCACGGTGCTCGTGCAGTTCATCGAGGGCGACCCGTCGCTGCCCGTGATCACGGCATACGCGACGCCGGACGACAACGCCTTCCGGCCGGTCTCTTGGTCGATCGACGCACCCAAGGTGCTCCTCGGCAAGCTCGCGACGTCCGGAAGCGGATCCCCCGCCGCGCGCATGGGCGACCTCGTGAACGTCAACGCGTCGCCGCTGCTGCCGGTCCCTGTCGCGTTCCTCAACGGTCCGGCGCCGATTCCCGTCGTGGGGCCCTCCGCTGGCTACACGATCGCGCCCGGAACGCCGATGACGCTGCTGCTGACGACGCCGCTCGTCGGCACGATTCAGAGTGGCAGTCTCGAGGTCCAGTCGTGAGCGCGGTCCTCGTCGGCAACCTCTCGATCCCGGAAATCTTCGGGCCGCTCGCCGCTGCTCTTGCAGCGCTCGAGGCGGCGATCGCGTCCGGTAGTGCAATCGCCATCAGCCTCGCGCTCGGCAACCTGCAACTCCAGCTCGGCGGAGCGCTCCAGGCGCAGGCGAACCTGTCGCTCGCGCTTCCGGATCCCGCGGCCTACGTGGCGCGACTCCTCGCCGCGGCGGGGCAGATCATCGCGATCATCGAGAGCCTGAATCCGC